TGATTCTGTCAAACTCCTTGACAAATGCTTCTGCAAGCAGTCTTGCAATCTCCTGTTCCAGATATGCAAGGCTTACAACCTGAGAAAGCAGGGACTGGGAAATTCTTGCTTCTACGATGTGATAACCGAAAGAAATAGAAGTCTTGATTTCCGGTGCTGCCTGTGTATCGGACTTTGTTGTTTCTGTGATCCATGTGACTGTCGGAATAAGTTCCTGAATCGGGAATTCAACGCCGCCCTTGACATTCAGCTTTCTTACACGGTTATACAGCTGTCCATATACGCCGATTTCCTTGATGAATTCCTGCATGATGGTATTGGGGATAATCTTACCAATATCATCAGTTACAAGCAGGTCATCTTCACGGTAGTTCCATTCGCCGGTCTGCACATAGCGCATAAATGCAGTTCTGTATTCCATGCTGTCAAGCGGATTTTCAGAACGCTTTTCTGCGGGCTGTGTGAATGTTGCAAGCGGATTGAAACCACGCTGTTCAGCGTTTGCGGGTACTTCTGCACGTTCCTCCGGCAGTGCATCCAGCTGCGCCCTTGCTTCTGCAATCTCCGCATTGATACCGGTCAGCGCATCGCCAAGGCTGCGGACTTCATCAGCGGTCTGTGCGTCCTTAATCTGGTTCTTAATTTCTGCTGCTCTCTTTTCCTTTGCAGCAATCAGTTTCATAAGAAATTCTCTCACTGTGTTTTCCTCCTTAAATGTTGAAAATGTACTTTGCTTTCAGCTTTTCCAACTCCACGGATTCTGTGTGAATGTTTTCACATGAACGCCGAGCGTTTTCCAATGCTGATTTATAGTCACGGGCTGAAATTTCCGTATCGTTGTATGCCGGAAAAGTCACCGCCGAAACTTCCATGACTGCACCAATTGCCGTGATTCTGCGTGTGGGATGTTCGCTTTCGAGATCTTCCCAGCGTTCGCCGTCAATGCTGAACATAAACGACATGCCGGAAATATCCCCACGCTGTACTGCGGAATGCAGTGCTTTTGCTTCTGCATTATTCTCAACGTCAAGATCAACGTCAATGTGCATTCCGTCCCGTCCGACAATAATTTTCATAGTGCTTTCGGGATCGTTTGCCCTTGCCCTTGCAAGCGGAATCTTGTTCAAATCGTGGTTTACAAGAAAACGCACGTCCGAAATATCCGCATTGTCAAGCGCACCGGCTTCAATAATTTCGTCGAAATATCCCAGATTTGTACGGGAATCGAAAACAATCGGTTTACCGGTGATTCTTCCCGCCTTATCTGCTGCCGCCCGTACTTCAAAAGTACGCTTGTAAAAATCGGGCATCTTTCAAACCTCCTGTTATGGCTGACTAAAAATTGTTGTCCAGCCGAATTCTGCAAGCGGGAGTTCCGATGCGCCCTCTGTGGCATCTTCCAGCATCCAAGCTGTCATGTCATGCGGATTTTTTCCCGTACCCATTGCAAGCGCAGTAAATACAAATCCGGAATATGCCACATCACACCGCACATACAGTTCCACACGGGCTTCTGTCGGATTGTAACACAGTGCAAACGCCTGTGTATCAACGCCCATAAAGCCCTGCATCCAGCGCAATGACGCAAACTGGAAAGCCATGTTTGTACGGTCAAACCGCAGTCTTGCCGCCAGAATACCAAGTGCAGGTGCTTCCTGCACCACACGATTTCGCACCAAGAAAATAATATCAGTGCTTTCGTAGTTCGATTCCAGCGGGAACGCATATTCTGCATACTTCATCCAGATACCCTCTACGGTCGAATCCTGCGCCGGAAATGCCGTTACTGTAACTTTCGTCATGAGCATTTCCACGTCATCTGCAAGCTGTATCTTTTCCTGCTTGACCTGCTCCATTTCCTGCATCACGTTGTCACAGTCCATCCGCAGTGTGTTTGTTTCGTCCTGCAATGCAACAATCTGATTGTCTGTTTCAATCTGATTATCAGCAATCATTTCTTCAACTTCTGTCCGCACCGGATATGCAGACAGATTCACTTCGCCGCCGGATAGCTGTGCTTCTGCAATTTTCTGCTGAACATATTCTTCCGTTACCCCGCCACCGCCCGCATCAAAAGATGATACCGGATACCATGTTCCGCAGTAGAAAACAAACTTTTTGTCCGTGTCTACTTCGTGGAATGTGCTGCCGTTTGCAACACCCTCTGTTTTCTTTGTATCGGTACTCAAACCGATATAATCCGTCTTATTGGATGTATAATCACATCTGTCCATCTTCTGTCACCACCGTTTCTTCTTCCTGCGTCGGTTCTTCTTCCTCCGCTGATTCTTCTGTTCCCGTCTGATACTGCTGTGCAATAGCAACATCGACATAGTTTAGGGACTGCATCCGCACTCCTGCAAGTGCAGGATCAGGCGGCAAACCAAACGCAACACGTTTTTCATTTTCATACAATGCGCCGCTATCACCAAGTAACCGCACCATTTCCAGCGTTTGTGAAGTGTTCATAAAAATCAATTCTTTCGGATAGAATTTGATTTCGTTGTTGAATCCTCTTTGACGCTGCGTGAAAAGTCCCTTTGTGAATGCCTGTGCCATGCCCATGATGATTGGTTCAAGCGTTTTGTTGTAGAATGCTTCGTACTGTTCCGGCGTAAAATCACCGGTCAGAATCGGCATTGATACACCATAATGACGCAGAATCTTTTCATCAATGAATTTCAGTGTTGCATCATCCACGAAATTCACATCCCGCTGAATCGGAATGAATTCACTTGCCAAGTCAAGCGGTAAAAATCCACTTTCGGAATTTTTCAATTTCTGTTCCAGTTCTGCAAGTGCCTTTTCAGTTTTGCCGCCGTCAATCAGCGTCTTAAACTTTACCACGCCATTGACTGCACAACTGCTTGACATTGCCTTTGACAGATTCCGCAAAAGTTGGTGATTCAAGTCAAGCGTTTTCAACAGTGCATCGTTGTCCGGCTGCCCTGCTTCATTGCCGCCCATGTATTCATTGACAGAATACCTGTAGCGGATGTGAATAACGTCCGAATATTTCAGCGTGGTTTCGTAGTTATTCGCAAACGTCATTTTTACAAACAGTGTATTTGTGGGATCTTGTATAAAATCCACCTGCACCGGTGCAACGGGATAAAGTCCCGTATAATGCCGCTTTTCCACGCCGTTTTCCGTCCATGTGTAATATGTCGGAATAACAAATGCGTTATAGTTTAGAAACAGCTGCCAAGCGATTTTTTCCAGAAAATCCGCCGTTGTCATCAGTTCATTAGGCGCATTCAAAATACTCTGAATGTTTCCCGCAACCGGTACAACGTCAAAATTGATTTTCCGAATGTGCATCGGATTCAATTTTTTAATCTCCTGCACAATGCAGGAAATAGCCTGCTGCACAACATCCGACGCATAAATGTCATTGCCAAACTGCGAATAAATCGGCGTGTATCCATTCAGCATGTCAGCATACTTTGCGTCTTTCGGCGGTTTGCGCCGCAACTTATCCAGTAACCATCCCAAATTCTCACCGCCTTTCATGCGCCCGCCCGCATATGCACGGGCGGGAAATTAGTTGTTTACACTGTAATCAGATAGCCGTCAAACGCTTCGTCCGCAGTAATTACAATGTTTGTGCCCACTACCTGCACGTCAACCAGTGCTGCGCCGTAATTGCTGCCGGTCTTGCGCATAACGCCAACGGGCATCTTATCATTTGCAGGTGTGGTATATGTGCCGTTACTCCAATTTGCAGTTGTGAAATCAGTCTTTGTCGGGGCTTCAAGTGCTGCAAGCTTGATCTTTTCGCCACTTGTAAAGTCCTCTGTGGAAAGTCCCTTGCCGGTTTCCTTTGCCACATACGCACCCGCAACAGCTGCGGCAGTTGTAAAGCCGGAATCATTTGTAAGGTCACTTGTCTTTGTCGGTACTGCTGCATTGGTAATAAAGCCGGAATCGTTAGTCAGATCACTGGTCTTTGTAGGCAGGTCAGCAGTCTTTGCATAGCCTGCATCATTGGTGAATGTGCTGACATTTGTCGGAATAGCCGCTGCTGTGATAAAGCCGCTGTCGTTTGTCAGTTCGCTGGTCTTTGTGGGTACTGCGGGAATTTCGGTTTTCTTTGCGTAATCAGCTTCGATTTCTGCAAAGTTGGAATTTACCTTTGCAATTTCCTCACGCACAAAACCGCCGTTTTTGATGGTCTGCATACTCATACTTGCATTTCCTTTCTTACTTTGAAAAATATATGTATAAGCTTAATTAAGCTTGATACCAATGATTTTTTGCAGCGGTCTGTCCTCAAATCCGGTCACATACCGACCCGCTGCGGACGTTTTCACACCTGCGTATACATTGTTGTTAAACTGCAACTGTGTACCGGAAATGACTGTTGCATTGCACATATACAGGTTACAACCCTCCATCCAATCAAAATCCGCTTCGGGATTCAGCACTTTGAAAACTGTGCCCGTCGTGATTGTCTGGAATCGCTGCCATGCGCCTGCATCCGCCCTCTGAATGATAATTCCGTCGTACTGTGTAATATCATCTGTGAGATTTACTGTAACGGAATTTCCGGAATCATTTGACGGAATGTCAACACTGCCGTCAAACAATACTTTGTATGTCTTTTTGTTGGACAATTCAGAAAAATTTGCATTCAGTGCTGCAATAAAATTCTTAATTGTCCAGCCGGATTTCAGAATTGTCATTAGTCGTTACCCTCCAAATATACACGGCATACACACGGATCAGAAACGTAAAGTTCAAATGTGCCGTCTGCAAGAATCTTGTATGTCGCAAGCATATTTTCCCAATCTCTGTTATCGTTTCGCCGTTGCAGCTTTCCGACTCTGTATGTTGTACCGACGGCATGAACGTCTGCGGCAATTGTTGCCTTATACTGTCCATCTTCCTGCAATACAAAATCCGTCACCATGAAACTTTTCGGATATACAGCACCCATTTCAATTTACCTCCAAAATCTGCCGCCATTCCGTGCGGTATCGCCTGTACATTTCATACAGGATAATAAACGTTACTGCGCCGTCAATACGCTTTGCCGGCTCTTGCTTCACACACATACACATTCCCAAATCATCAACCTTGATTCCGGCATTTTTCAAGCACCATCTGTCAATCACATTTTCGTTATAATTGATTAGTTGGTGTTGAAAATCCGCTTCACATAGTTTCATAGCATTTGACAATGTTTGCATGTTCTGCAAAATCAGAATCAGATCGTCATTTGCTTTTGTCCAGCCTAAATCCTCCATGCGGTTTATCCAGTCTTTGGAAAATCTCTGGTCGTATCCGCATTTCCACAACTTTATTTCATAATCCGTGTACAGCTTATAAAACCAGTCTGCAACCATTGACAAATCAATGTCGTTTCCCTCTGTGATTGTAAGCTGTCCAGCCTTTGCCCATTCCTTGTATCTTGCACCGGCGTTCCAATCGTCGGAATCCTCCAACTTTGATTCCGGTATAAAGTACATGGTATGGATATATTTTGTTTTGTCGTATGGACGCATTAGTAGGATTTTTGCGCATGTCAAGTCCGTGGTTTCGGATAGGTCAACAGCACCCAAACAGATACAACCCCGAAAATCTTCAAGATCATAAACAGCTTCGTATGCGTAATCCTCCAAATTCAACCAGCTTTCTGCACTGCCGCATTTGATATTAAAATCTTTCGATAGTACAAAAATTCTGTCCGCTTTGGATTTCCTCGCAAGGTCAACCTGTTCGTCGAGGTATTCCCATTTCTTGACAATACCAAGTGTAGGATTTGACTTGACCCAGCTGTTTCTGTCCTGCCAAATTTCCGCTTCGCTATCCTGCGTATATAGCCACGGCAACAGGCGGGACGCTGAAACACCATCATCCTCACCGGCAATCACAGCACGGGCTTTTCTCAATTCTTCATCCAGATACCCGTCAACAACAAATCCCTCTGTAGTCAGATTGAAAAATAGCGGTTCATTTTTCAATGACTGCGACTGTTCAATTGACTTTGCAATGATGTTTTCTTTCATCTCGTGGGATTCATCCAAAAAAGCAACGTCAATATTTCGTCCCTCTTTGGCTCTGGTTCTGTCCGACAATTTGAAAACCTTGCTGTTTGTAGCCTTGTTCAGAATGAATCTTTGGTTTCGTTT